CCACGCCTTGGACATGAAGGCGACCGTCTCGACCCAAGCGGTTTGCAGCCCGGCCCAGGCCGAGGTGAGGATCTTGGCCGTGCCGTAGACCGCCTCTGTGGCCACAGCCATGAAGGCTTCCTTGAAGCCGATCCACTTCTCGGTGAGCCAGGCGACCCCCTTCTGCCACTCCATCTTCAGCGTGAGCCAGAGGATCTTGGCGGCCAAGCCGATATCGCCAGCCGCCAGAGCATCGGAAATGCCCTTCCAGGCGGCCAAGGCCGTGTCCCGCAGCGCAGCAAACTGCTCGCCCAGCCACGACAGGGCCTGCTGGCCGGTGCCCGAGACATAGAGGAGATAGCCCCCCAGAGACGCCAGGGCCGCGATCACCAGCCCCACGGGCGATAGGATCGCGCCCAGGACCGTGCCGATCACGCCCAACACGGTTCCCACGCCAGTGACGATGCTTGCCAGCGTGCCAAAGGCGAACCCGACCCCAGAAATCAGGCCCCCGAGGACCATCAGCGCCGCGCCACCGGCCGCCACAGCCGCGGCAACCTTGAACACCGTAACGACGACATCCTTGTTCTGCTTGATCCAGTCGGAAACGCTCTTGATTACCCCCATCACGCGCTTGGCCAGATCGCTGAGAATTGGGGCCAAGGCGGACCCGATGGTGAACACGCCCATCTTGAGCGATTTCCACAGGCTGTCGATCAGGTCCCCAAACTCGTCGGCTGCGGCGGCGTCTTCACTGGACATGACCAGCCCGAGGTCGCGAGCCTTCTGCCGCATCGCGTCCAAGCCCGCAGCGCCGCCGGCCATCATGGGCAGTAGCTTGGTGCCCGACTTTCCGAACACTTCCATTGCGGCCGCCGCCCGCTGGGTCGGGTTTTTGATCTGGGCCAGTCGGTCGGCGATCAGCATGAATTGCCCGTCGGGCGAGAGGTTCTTGAGATCGGCGATCGTGATGCCCAGCGCGGAGAGAGCCTCTTGGGCCGACTGAGAGCCGGACGCTGCCTCGCCGATCGCCTTCTGCATCTTGCGCAGGCCGGCTTCGAGCGTCTCCAGGTCGCCGCCGGACATCTCAGCCACATACCCCAGTTCCGAAAGGGCCTCGACCGAGACACCGGTTCGGGCACTCATGTCCGCAAGCTGGCTGCCCATGTCGGCAAACACCTTGGCCGTGCCGGCCAAAGCGCCCAGGACGGTCGCGCCTCCGGCCAGCATCGTCTTGCCGACCGCGGTGACGCCCTGGCCCCAGGCCTTGAGCTTCGCCGAAGCGGCTTTGAGCCCGCGCACCAGCCGGCTGTCGTCGGCGAACAGCTCGACGAATGCCTGGCCGGCGCGGATTCCCTGGGCATTTGCCATGCGGTCATTCCTTAGGAGGCTTCAGGACGCCCATCTCGACAAGCTCCTTGAGCGTGACGGTTGGCACCGGTTTCTTGAGGTACGGATGGAAGTCGCTGGGGGCCAGGGCCTTGGTCCGGCGGTCACGGTAGGCGTTGTAGAGCATGGCAAGGACCTGGGCCGTATGGTTCCATGCCGCACGCTGGCGCCCATCGGCCATCCAGAACAGCTCGCGGAGCGTCAGCGGTCCGGGGTCGACTCCGACGATTCCGGCAAGTTCGTAAACGAGACGCCAACGGCACTCAGGGCCGCCTCGATCTCCTGGCTCAGCCTGGGGCTGTCCAGCCGAGCCTTGATCAGTTCCCGGGCCCGACCGGCCATCATGTTGAACTTCGCCACGGCCAGCCCGAGGTTCTCGCGGTCCCTCGGGTCGGGGGAAAAATTTACGAGTTCCTCCACCAAGGCCGTCTTGGCATGGGCGATCGCGTCGCCCGCCATCGCCTGGGCGAACTGCACATCCGATATGTTCTCCGCGTCCGCCTGCGGCTTGCAGACGCAGTAGATCACGTCACAGAGCAGGATCGGATCGACCATGAGCCGCTGGAGCACATGCTCGACGTCCAGCAGATCCTCTTTAAGCAGGTCCCGCACCCGCTTGACGGCGTCGACGTTGATCGCCACCGTCCAAGTCCGACCGGCGTTGTCTTGGAAGGTCTTCACGTGGACGTCTCCTCTAGGGTGGGCTTGAGGGTGAAATCGAGCGTCGCCACGTCCTCCAGCGGCTGCCCCTGGGAAAGGCTGGCGACGATCCATTTGCCCGAGTAGCTGAGCGTCGGATCGGAGACGGCCACATCAATTGCCGCACCGCTGTTGTAGGCACTGACCAGGGCCCCGGCACCGTCGGAGGTGTACAGCGCGGTGCCCGAGATGGTTAGTTCGCGCAGGGCCAGCACGCTCCGCTTGACGCCCTGGCTGGCCCGGGTGGTCACGTCGGCTTCGCTGCCGCCAAGTTCCACGGTCACCTCGCGGGCGAGCGTTAGCTCGGCTCCGCCGACCGACAGCGTGCATTCGCGGCCCAGTTTCCAATTGGTTGCCATGTTGCGATTGCTCCTTTTCTCACCGCACCGAGCCCGCCCACAGCTTGGGCAGGCGGTCCTTGGTCTTCTCCAGGGCCGGGCCCATGAAGGGACGCGGCTTGTAATGTTCGCGCTTGTAGGCCCCGCCGTGCTCGTGCGCCTTGCCAGCGGTGCCCAGCGACTCCACGTCCGGCCCGATAACCACCAACGACTTCTGCTTCACGACGGCGTACTTGATCGCCCGGGGCAGCCGGCGGGTGTGCGTGTGGGGCGGCTGACCGATCGGCGAGGGGCCTTTGCGCTTGCGAATGCTTCGCTTGGCCGTCAGGCGGATCGCTGCCCCGGCATGGCCCAGGTTCTCGATGCTCTTGCGTTTGGCTTTCTGAGCCACCCGCTCCATCCGGCTCTTGGTTTTCACCTTCACACCGACCATCGCTCACCTCGCCACTCGGAATGTCAGTGTGATGATGCTGGTGAACTGCCGCATCTCGTCGAAATGTTCCTGCGCGTAGATTGGCTTGTTTTCCACCTTCACGCACAGCGCGCTGGGCAACGACGCCAGGCGCGGGGTGCGGAAGTGGTCGGCGATCTCCTCGACCAGGCCCACGAGCGGGTCAAGCTCCTCGGACGACTCCGTCTCGAACTTCTTCTGCACGGCCACGTCGATCTGGTATTCGTGGCTGTCGCTGCCGCGACTGAGGCTGTTGATCGCCAGGGCCTTGGGCACTACGGTCACGTGCAGCGTCTTCATCTCCGACAGATCGAACTGCGGCCGGTAAAGGCGTTGAGCTGTAAACAGCTGGCTGAACGCGCCGCTGTTGAGCTGTGTCACGACGGCGTTGGCAACGTCGATGATCGTGGCCATGTGTGCTAAAGCCCCTCCGTAGCGGTGTGCTTGGTGTGAATTCGCAGCATCTTGCGGAACGGGTCCGACCAGCGCCACGGCGGTTCCTTGCCTGGAGCCATCACTTCAAACACGAACGTCTGTGATCCGGAGGTTTCCCGAATGCGATCACCGCGCTGAGGCGTGGCCGGACTCCCGGCAAGCATCAGGTCGGCCGCCGGAATCAAGAAGTCCCGGTCGGTCCATTCCATCCGCACGCCGCCGTAGCCGTCGTCAAGCTTGAGCAGCGTGCGGCCAATTGTGGCTCGCACCGCGACCTGCTCGCCGCCGCGCACATAGATCACCGACCGTGAGGCGTGTGTCTTCAGTTGGTCGGCGAGCCATTGCTGGCCGGTTTCGAGCAGGTCGGGCATGACGCGGTCCTCCGGTCAGGGCTTGCCATTCGTCGGCTTCGACTGCTTCTCCGCCTGTTTGAGCAGTTCGAGCAAACGATCCAGCGTGGGTTGATCCACGACTGGCGGCTTGCCCTGGGCTTGTCGGCGAGCGCGGATGTACGACACGGCCCAGATCACCAGCGCCACCGCCGCCGGCAGCGAGAACCCGGCCATGACCAGCGAGAGGACCGACGACCAAGGGAACGCCGGGGCTGGCGTGGGCGCGGGCGGTTGCGGGGGGATCGTGGGATCAAACGGCGGGAACGGTTGATTGGGCTGGGGCTGCGGTTGCCACGGATCGACCTTGGGACCCGGCTGCCACGGCGGGTCAACTCCCACCTGGCCGTGCTCCCCGCCGCGTACCGGGGCGGGTTGCAGCTTGCTGACGTACTGCCGGATCGCCTGCGTGATGTCGCGCGCCAGCTTTTCGGGATCGCCGCCGTAGACTCCCTGATAGACGACGGTGATCGCCTCGCCGTAACGCCCGCTGCGGGGCGGCTGCACGAGGATCGTGGGATAGGCCGTGACCTTGATGTTCTCGAACCGAAAGGCCTGGCTCCGGTCGTCCTTGTCGTAGACCGTGTAATGCGCCCACGATTGCTTCGGTTCGGCAGGATTGGCCAGCGCCAAGAGCCAGGGGTTGGCAACCCAGTCCTTCTTGAGCTTTTCGCAACCGGCACAGCCTTTCATCGACAGCACGCTGATGAACCACTTGTCGGCGTCGCTCGCCGGCGGACCCATCGCCGCCACGTAGGCATCGGTGTCGGGCGAGGCCCGCAGGCCGCCGCCGACGACTTGCACCATGTCTCCCAGCCGCAGCACCTCGGCCTGGTCGACCTCGGGGCCGCTAGTTTGCGCGCCCGCGGTGTGTCCTACGGACACGATCAACAGAACGGACAAAATCAGCCGCATGACAGGACCTCCTGAAGGAACGGGAAGTGCGGATCACCACCAGCGGAAATAGCGGGGCCGCGCAGGATGGGGAGGGTAGTCGAGGACGACCACCCACTGACCACTGGCCAGGTGCAAGCGGCGGAACGA